ACAGCAGTCATATCGAAGTTGTTATTTCCGTATGTAGCACCTAGTGCAATACATTCATCTTCAATTTGTTCTACTAGTGTTTCTGCTCCAGCACCATCATAATCTAACGATGCATTTGATTGTTCAACTGCAAAACACATTTTTTGGTTAGTTGCATGTAAGTCGCCTCTAATAACAATAGTACAATACTTACCAATAATTTCGATAAGTCCTTGGATTGCTTCATTAGCACCTGTTTCAGCATTTGCTGCTGCTCCAAAATCAACTTCAAAAAATGTTAAATTTTTTCCACCTGGGAAATCAATAGCAGTAACATCTGATGCAGGTTGTCTATTCGCTGCAACTAATACTGAACTACCACCGCCAATTGTTGATGTTAATAAGTCTGCCATCTTTATGCTCCTTTATGTTCTTCTAATGCTTTAAGCAATTGCTCTTTAATAGAATTACGTAATTCAGCCTCACCAACTTTTTGCATTGGATTATCTCCACCAGCAACTTTTGGATGTGTTCCTTTACGTCTATTCATTCCGCCTGCTGTCTTTTGTGTAATGTAGTCTATATCTTTATATTCTTCATCAGGCTCATTAGCATATGCTTCTTCTTTATCTTTTTCTTCCTTGTCGTCTTTTTCCATATCATGGTCATCCATATCATGATCCATATCACCGTCTTTATCTAGTGACTTAATCATAACATGATCTTTGTCGTGGTCTTTAGGAAGATCTTTTTCTCCGCCTGGCATATCATCGTTGTCGCCATCGAAGTCTGGTAATAATTTGTTTATAGGCTTAGGCATTGGCGGTCCTTCTGGTCCGTCCATTGGTCCGTCCATTCCTGGTGCCATAATTGACATAGTAGGAATTTCTGGCATATCAGGTTTCATATCATCCTTCATTTTTGCAATTAGTGCCATTACATCGTCAATTGCATCACCTTGTGCATTTATGTTAATGCTCATTGAAGCCTTATCTTTTTCTTCTGCAGGTGGCATACTTGGTGCCATCATTGGCGGCATCTCATTCATTCCACATTCTTCAGTGCTTTGATCTACTACAGGTGCTTCGGTTTTAACACCGTCTAGTTCCTGCATTCTGGCTAGTAACTGATTAAAATCCATTATTTACTCCCCACAGGACTTGCAACCCCTGCTTTATCTTGTTTTAATTTTGGTGTATCTTGATAAACATCTGCTTTTAGTTTATCATGACCTAGTTCTTTTTTTCTTGCTTTTGCTTCTTTAGAAAGTTCCTTCAAAAAACTTTTATTAAAGTCGTCTCCAAAATATTCTTTGTGCTTAATTTTCATGCCATCTTTATATTCGTTGTCATGTAGTAATGCACCTTCATAATCTGCTTTGCTGCCCATAGTAATTTGATCAATTTCAGTTGGACTTGAGCTATTTCTAACCTTGTAATATCCTGCTTCGCAACATCCCATTTCAAAAATTTCTTTTTCAATTTCGCTTGTTGTGATTGGATACTCAGTCATTACATCAAATGTATGCACTTCTAGATTTTTCAATGTTGGAAAATCATGTGGTACTTCTGTGACTGGTGTAGTTTTCATTGCTTCAAATTGCAGTATACCACGATTTTCTAATCTTGCTTTCAAATCGTCTGCAAAACTTTCGGGCAAATCACCTGCAACTTTAACCTTAAAACTATAGGTTTTCTTTGATTCTGATATATATTCTTTTAACGTCTTCATGTATGTATTTATTCCTTTTCGCTTAATTTCTTAATTAATTCATTGCGATCAAGCATTACATAGCCCTTTCCGTCAAGCACATCGTTAGGATCTTCAGGCGCATCTTGGTCCAATTTTAATTTTTTCAACTGTAAATCAACTGCTTTTAGTTTCTTATCTACTTTGGCAGTTTTAGCATCAATGGCGTTTTTAAGCATACTACTAGCAACTTCAAATATACGTCCGCTGTAACGCACTTCTACATTCATACCTAAATCCATCAAATCATCATATGCTTTTTCTGCTTTGTCTGCAAGACTATCTAGGTCTTTTTCTTCCATATGATCTAATTCTTGTATTTTAGGCAGACTGCTTGTAATTTTACTTACTTCTTTATAACTGTCGTCAACACTTCTAATTTGCTGCGGTGTTACTTCTACAGGGGCAGTTTGCTCCTGCTTTTGTAATGCAGTTTCTTTGTCTTCCATATTAAACAGTTCTTCTAGTTTCTTAGTCATAATAATACTTATCGTCTTTTCTGGCCGGTGTGAAAAATATCTTCTTCATTTACAATACGAAATCTTACACGCTTTTGTTTACACCATGCCGATGCTGCTTCCCATTTTGCCATATTCTTAACATACTGTTCTTGATTGTATCTGCTTTTTCCTACACTTTCACGCATGGTTTGATTTTTAGGTTTTACTTCAATTACTTCTGCTCTTTTCTTTCCACCTTTTTCATTATACACAACAAAAAAGTCTGGAACATAGATCGAATACTTTCCTGTAAAAGGATCTCTATAAGGTATCTTAATACTTTCACTCGCCCATGTTTCTACACCCGGATGTTCATCTAACATTCTCATAAAAACAAATTCCCAACTACTACGAGCAAGAGGAGTTTTAGTCCCAACATACTTTCCGGGATTTTTCATTTCGAATCTGCCTTGAGCAAACTTAGGCATTATGCTACCACATTACGTTGTTTTGTAATATCTGGTGATGGTTTCCTATAACCTAATGTGGATGTCGCAGGTCTATTATTGTTTAGTATTTCTGAAACTATTCCACTAAGTTCTAATCCCTCTATCTTTTTTAAATCATCAAGTATACTAAAAATTTTTACATTTTCTAATTTAGCCTGTTTAAGAATACTCATAGAAATTGTCTGAGCTGCTTCTTTACTGAACCCTCTGCTTTCAAAAAATCCTATTGTTGCATCAACTTCTGTTGCATTAAATTCTAAAGGTGCAGTTCCATAGGTATCAAAAAATAGTTTTGTTTTTGCTGCACTATCTGTAATTGGTTTTGCTGGTAAATTTGTAGCCATGTTATGTACTTATATCCTGTCTTCCGACTCCGGTACCGCCTAATTTTTTCTGTGTACCTTTAGTAGTTGAGTTATTTGGATCATTTCTTTTAAAGATAGATCCTGCAACTCCACTTATTGTATTTGATATTGCTTGTGTACCTACAGGACTTGTTAAAATATTTGTTGCTTCAGATAGTAAGCCTGCTTTGCTTAAACCTTTTGCACCTTTGTAAGTATTTACTGCTTTAATTGCAGTGCTTAAAAAATTGCCTCCAGAGCTAAATGCTGATCCATCTCCAACAGCACCAAATACAGATTCTAATCCGTCTAATACTCCACCTTCTCCTAGAAGGTTTCCTGTTCCGCCGCCGCCGATTTGTAATGGACCAGGTGTGTTATCATAATGTAAAGTTGCAAATCCTTTTGGTGATCCTTGTGATACTGTGCCTGCACTGTATCTAACTGCTTCATATGATAATGACATTGTGCTTTCTGCAGGTTCAGAAGTTGCAGCATAATCTCTATTACCGTGTTGCCAACTTTTAATTTTAGGATTTACTAGAGTATAACCGATAAACCTTCTTCTTCCCATTGTGAACAAAGTAACAGTTTTGAATAGTGGCGAACTTACATCATTATCTAGTCCATATCTAAATTTATCAAATTCAGTGCCTGTTGCTCTGTAAGGATCTGTTTTATCTGAATATGCTGCTGTTGGCAATGTTCTATCTTTTATATAGTAACCATAATAGATTGCCCATAATGCACTTATAACACCTTGATTATCATCATGAAAAGTAAAAGTAACATCATCGTAGTTTATATTTTTATAAACTATTTTTTTTCTATTATATTGATTATATGTGTCCATATCAAACGTAAATTTTGGCAAGTCTGCAGTCTTAACTAAGAGTCCTGTTTCTTCTGCATGTTTTGCAGTAAAGTTAGGAGCCTTATGTGCAGTTGGATCTAGTTCGATTCTTAGATAATAATTAAATTTCGTCTTAGGAGCAAGACGCATATTATCGTCAATGAATAGTCTAGTAGCATGAGTATAATTTGCTACTCTACCTTTAGGGTTTGTTACCCCTGTAAATACGTCTGTAAGAAATCTTGTGAATTTATTTGCCATACTAGTATTTAGCCATAAAAAAAGCCCGGAAAAAATCCGGGCTCTTTAAATTCAATACTAAAATTAGTATTAGCCTTGATTTGAACTTGAACCAGTAGTTGAACCACCAGTACCTGGACCATCTGCTGCTGTTCTGCCAACGTTTGCACCAATACCAATACCAATGCTTTGTTCGCCAGCGCCCCACTGTACCATGTTATCAAAACGTATAGTCAATGCTACTTGCATTGGCTCGTTAGTACCGTAGTTAGCATCACCGTAGTCTACGTTAGTTAGGAAGCAGCCATACATGTTAGAAGTTTCTAACACTTGTGCGCCGCCTTCTAGTCCGCCGTTACCACCGTCTAGCACTTCAATTTTAGATGTAAATTTGTAGTCAATACCTGATCTTGCAGAAGCCTGTTCAACAAAGTCAAACTGTTTCTGAACCTGTTGACCAACTAGTCTTTGTACTTCGCCACTAGCGTCATCACGTAAGTTTAGTGTTAACGTTTCAAATGTATACTTACCTGCTAGGTATACTTTTGAGTTGTAAACGTCTAACGGCATTTCTTCAAAACCTACTTTAGGTCTTGACACATCAACTACTTGTTTAGTTAATTCAGTTGCAGCACTTACTCCAAATCCTAAAAGTGTCACTCTAAAGCGATACTTTAGTTTAGGCATCAAGAGCACTTGGTTGCCTGCGTCTGTCGGTACTGAAAAGTTATTTAATGATGTAATAGGCATGTCTTATATCTCCCCTGTGTTCTTGACACGCAACGGAATGTATATAAACTCAATAGCCTTGACAGGTTCAATAGCAATATCAACATAAAGTTCATTTCTATCTACCCTTGCTGGCGTATTGTTTGTTTCGTCACATACTACTGCGAAATCATAAATTGCTCTAAGACCAACTAGCTCAAGAAGTAAACTTTCAACTGCCTGTTTTACTTCATCTCTAGTAATCTTATCATTTGGTTCAAAGATATACGGACGAGCCAATTTGTTAAGTTGACTACGTAAGTATACAACTAAACGTGCTACGTTAATTCTATCTAGTGCAGAAGCATTTCTTGCTCTAGTTTTCTGTCCGTAGTTTACTAATCCTACTCCATTAAAGAATGTAATTGGATTAACTTTTAGATCATATAATGTATCTCTTTGTCCTTCGTTAAGTGCAACTGTTTGGAACTCGCCTGTTGCTGCATCAATAAATCCTACTGCTGTAGCATTTGAAATGCCGCCTCGTCTTGTTCCTGCAGGTGCAAACCATGGAAACGATACTTGGTCGCTTAGTGCAATAGTTCTCATCATCATGTGTGATGCTGGAACAACTGCATTTGAACCACCTAAGTCAGTTGTAAATCCATTTGGATAAAACGTTCCTAAGTATTCATCGTATGTTACTAAGCCATCATCGCCATTGTCTGTTACTAAGGAAGCATTTGTTCCCCAGTTAGTCAATGTAGTTGCATCTGCTGCTAATCTAAGTGGTGTGTCACCAATAACAAATGCTGTTAAGCCTCTGTCAATGTTTAGATTAACTAGGTTGCTCATTAATTCAGGATAACCTGGAGCAGTAATAATGTTGAAGTTACGTCTTTCTTCATCACGTACTTGGCTGCTTGTGTCAACTGCACTCTTCATTCTTTGTACAACAACTTTACGTTGCGCTTTTCTACCGAATGAACCTGATCCGTCTTCATTGTTACCTGATTCAGTAACCCAACGATCAGTTGCATAATCTGCCATTGCTTCGTCATTGTTAAAGCGTTGGTTATCTGCTGTAATATCAATGTAGTTGTTAGCATAACGTTTAACGTTGCCGCCACTTCTACGTAAGTTCCATAATAGCATACCTTGTGGATATAATGCTGGGTCTGGAGCATCTGGATCTAAGAAATCAACTTTCATTAAATCTTTAATAGTTGCTGCTGTGTTACCAGTAGCACCTGATGAACCATAACGTGCATCTCCAAACAATATACCATCTTCAGTTGTTTGGTCAGTTTTATCAACTAATATCCATCTTTCTGAAGCAGGACCTGATTGGTTACTGTCATACTTGTAAATCGTTGGAAAGTTTTCAATATCTGCTGTTGAAATCCAAAGATCACCATCTGTTGTAGTTCCAGAAACATATGGATTAGAAGCACTTACAGTTGGAACATATCCAACTCTATCGCTTGCTGCTTCAGTATATGGACTTGTTGCACTTCTGTAACCTACCCAAGTAGTACCGTCGTGTATCATAATGTCCAC